AAGGGTACTTTTGATGGTACTGGTAACCTTGATATCGGCTATGCCTCTGGCGAGCATGATCCAATTGATGTTCTTTCACACATGGCACGTCTTCTTGACGAGCAAAATGTTCCTGAAGAGGGCCGCTGGTTCCTTGCTAACCCAGAGTTCTACGAGCAGCTTGTACAAAGCAGTTCTAAGCTCATGAGCGTTGACTTTAACGCTGGTCAGGGTTCAATCCGTAATGGTCTCGTGTCTTCTGGTAAGTTACGCGGCTTTGACATGTACAAGACTAACAACATTGCAGCTACTACTAACGCAGCTGGTAAGTGTATTGCTGGTCACATGTCATCTACTTGTACTGCACAGACTATCATCAACACTGAAGTAGTCCGTGATACTGCAAGTTTTGGTGACATTGTACGTGGTCTTCACGTCTATGGAGCCAAAGTACTTCGTCCTGAAGCACTTGTCTCTGCCTTCTACGGCATCGACTAAAACGGAGTGGGGGATGAAATACTCCCCCTTTTCTATTATGCCACAGATAGGAAGTGAACAACAGCCAATTAGGATGAGTCCTAGAAGAACAACGAAGGTAAGCGGTCAGTACCTTAAGAATGAAAATCGCAAAAAATACGAAGAGAATTATGATCGTATTTTTAAGAAAAAGGAGAATGCAAATGTATCATAAGAAAAAAGGAATGGGTCATGGCGGTCGTATGCAAGCTATGGGCGGCGGAATGAAGCGTAGACAAGCTATGTATGGCGGTAAGGAAACAATGAGACATGGCGGCGCAGCACACGGCTCTCAGCCTTCTTACGGTAATACAGTAGATACAGCTATGCCAAGAGGAAGTGCAAACTAATGAGTACTCAAATTTCAAAAGAATCGTACAAATCTATTCAAGAAAAAGAACGGATGTGTGCTGAAGCAACAGGGAATCAGTTTCCATATCAGAAGCAAGCGGAACTTAAATTCCCCAAGCTTCGTAATGAGCAGGAGAACCCTAATGCAAGTCGAGGCACCTAAAGGCTACCATTGGATGAAAAGAGGGTCTTCATACAAACTAATGAAAGACCCTAAAGATGGTTTCAAACCTCATAAGGGCGCTTCTAAAAAAGCTAACTTTGAAATCCAGAGGGTTCATAAAAAATAATGGCTGCTACATATCTTGAAATTACAAACGAGTTGCTGCGAGAACTAAATGAAGTAGTTCTTACATCTTCGACGTTTGCAACGGCTATTGGGGTTCAGCAACATGTTAAGGACTGTGTAAATAGAGCATACCTTGACATTGTTAATGAGGAACCTCAATGGCCTTTTTTGGCTACAGCTACTAGCGGGTCAACAGACCCGTTTTACGGTAATGTGTTTGTAGAAACTGTAGCAGGCACACGTTGGTATTTGTTGAAACCTTCGTCATCTAGTCTAACAACTGATTACGGCTATATTGATTGGGATAATTTTTACTTAACAACAATTGGCGTAAGCGGTGAAACAGCTCCGTTTGTTACTCAAAATCTTAGATTTACTACTACAGAAGAGTGGAAAGATTTTACTAGAGAGCCTGAAAATGCAGACGATGCCGACACTCAAAATCATGGTGAGCCTAGACGAGTTATTATCAGTCCAGATAATAGAAAGTTTGGACTAAGCCCTATTCCAGATAAAGTTTATCGCGTTTATTTCTTTGCATACAATTTACCAACAGAACTAAGCGCACACGGGGATGAGATTGTATTCCCTAATATTTATAAGCCTGTGCTAGTTGCTAGAGCTAGATATTATATTCATCAATTTAAAGAAAGCGCACAGGCTGCAGCATTTGCACTAGAAGATTATCGTCGCGGATTAAAACTTATGAAAGGTAATCTTATGACTCCAGTGCCTGATTACATAAAAGATGATCGCATGAGGTTTGTCTAATGTCTCAGCCCTTTGGTATTTCATGTAGAGGTGGTTTAAATACTAACCTTAATCAGCTTGAAATGCTTAGACAGCCCGGCCTTGCTACACGTCTTAGAAACTTTGAGGTAGATCCTGATGGCGGCTATCGACGCATTAATGGTTTTACGCAGTTCGGCAATACACGTCCTAATAGTGATAATGATGTTCTTGGGCTTTTTGTGTATGGCGACGGTGTGGTTGCTTGTTCAGGCACTGATATATTTTTTAGTATTGATGGCTCGACTTGGCTACAAATTAATAAAAGCAGTGTGGCTACTAGTGGTGACAACTATACCACTTTTACGGGCCGCTCTACCCTAGCGCGTACAGGGCAAGGTCAATGCTCTTTTGCACTATTTGAAGGTGCAACATTTGATTATGGCGAATTAATTATTGCAGACGGTGCTAACAAGCCTTTTTCGTTTAGAATGGAAGGCACTGGCGCACTAACAACTCGTACATTCTTTGCATTTGAAATTACAGTAGACGGCTCTAATGGCGTTAAGTATATAGCTAATTACGACCATCATCTTATTGCAGCAGGCGTAGAAAATAATTTAAATACGGTTTATTTTAGCGTTTATAATGATCCAGATAATTTTAGTGGTTCTGGATCTGGCTCAGTAGTAATATCAGATCAAGTTCAAGGTATTCGTGGATTTCGTACTGATTTGATTGTGTTTGCTAAAAATAGCATTCATAAGCTTATAAATATTAATGACACCTCAAATATACGTATTGATCCTATTACAGAAAACGTAGGTTGTTTATCAGGGTATAGCATTCAAGAAGTTGGTGGTGACCTTTTGTTCTTGAGTCCTGATGGTATTCGTACTATTGCTGGTACAGCCCGTATTGGCGACGTTGAGTTGAGTTCTGTCTCTCGACAGATTCAAAGTATTGTTGGATCTTTAGCGAGATCAATTAATGAGTTTACTGTTGATAGTTGCGTATTACGATCTAAGTCTCAGTATCGTTTATTTTATACACGAAAAAGTTTAAGTTCTGCTCTCTCAAAAGGAATTATAGGTACATTTACACCTAACGGTTTTGAATGGTCTGAAACACTTGGTATTCAGGCTATGGGGCTTACGACAGGATTCGATAACAATGGAATTGAAAAAGCCTTTCATGGTGATAAGGATGGATATATTTATAATCACGATGCTGGCAACGCTTTTAATCCTGCTGGCGTAGCTTCAAACATACAAGCTATTTATCAAACACCAAACTTTGATTTTGGTGATATTGGTACACGTAAAACAATTAAGTATGTACGACTGTCTTTTAGCCCAGAAGGTGAAGTTCAACCAACGCTGCGTGTGCGCTTTGATTATGAAGACACAGATATTCCACAGCCTCCAGACTATACAGTAGATACTGTTCCGCTTCCTGCAATTTTTGGCACCGCTCTTTTTGGAACAGCAACCTTTGGTGCTAGTAATGATCCGATGGTTCGACAAGCTGTAGAGGGTAGCGGAAACACAGTTAGTTTTAGAATTACAAGCACAGATACTAAAGCGCCATACGCAATCAATGGCCTTTACATAGATTATATGCCATCAGGTAGGAGATAAACATGGCTCAGAATTACACTCGACAAAGCACGTTAAGTGATGGCGATACTATAACGGCCTCATTGTTCAATAATGAGTATAACCAGTTAGTCAATGCTTTTTCATATTCAAGCAGTTCAGCGTCTTCTACTGGTCACCGTCACGATGGTTCAGCTGGTCAAGGTGGTAACATATTTAAAATTGGTGACTTAGATTTTCTTAATAAAATTGAAGTAGACAGCACTAATAATCGTTTAGGTTTTTATGTAGAAGTTTCTAGTGCTGCAGTTGAGCAGATACGTATTCAAGATGGAGCTGTTGTACCTGTTACTAGTAATGACATTGACCTTGGAACTTCTTCTCTTCAGTTTAAAGATCTTCATATTGATGGCACTGCTAATGTTGACAGTCTTACATTAGCTTCTGGGGCAACAGTTACAGCTATTCTTGACGAAGATAATATGTCTTCAAACAGCGCTACAGCGCTTGTGACGCAACAGTCCGTAAAAGCGTACGTTGACTCACAGCTCACAGCACAAGACTTAGATTTTCAGGCTGACTCTGGCGGTGCATTAAGCATTGACTTAGACAGTGAAACCATGACCTTTACAGGTGGTACGGGTATTGATACGTCTGGCTCAGGTAATACTGTTACCTTTGCTATTGACTCTACCGTTGCCACACTGACTGGTACACAAACGCTTACTAACAAAACTCTGACTGCTCCTACTATCTCCGGCAACCTAACTACAAACGGAACCATTGATGGACGTGATGTAGCCACTGACGGTGCTAAGTTGGATGGTATTGAGGCTGGTGCTACTGCTGTC